ATGCGCAGCGCAGACTCGTGCAGCTTCACGCATCCGTTGGCACACCCCAAGACATGATTGCCCGCTTGCTGGAGATCGATCCAAAGACACTGCGACTGCATTACCGCGATGAACTGGACCTTTCGATGGCCAACGCAAATGCGACAATTGCTGGCAAGCTGTTTAACAAGGCCCAGGATGGCGATACGGCGTCAATGATCTTCTGGCTAAAAACGCGGGCCGGATGGCGTGAGAAGTCCGACGTGAACCTGATAAGTGAGGACGGCAGCATGTCGCCCACGCGGACTGCCCGTGACATGACCGATGATGAACTTGCGGCAATGCTTGACAAGCCATGATCAAGCCCCGTGACGCCGCGCGCGAATTGCTGAGGCGCAGGGCGGCGCGGTCAAACCTTATAGGCTACGCAAGATTTATTGACGTTCCGGGCGCACCTGTAGGTGACGATGACACCGAAACATTCCTGCCAGCCGAAACAGAACTGGCACAGCACCACGAGTTGATCCTGTCCGCCACACAGCGGTGCATTGAGCGGCACAGCGGGCGAACCATGTTGTTCCTGCCACCAGGTAGCGCCAAATCCACCTATGCCACTGTCGTCGCCCCCACGTGGATCATGGGCGCGCGACCGGGGTTCAAGACTATCGCCGTCAGTTATGGCACAGACTTGGCGCGCAAGTTTGGGCGGCGCATGAGGTCAATTGTCAAACAGCCCGCGTTTCAGAAATTATTTGACGCATCCCTAAGTTTGGAAAGCGGAGCGGCCCATGAATGGGCCCTGACCAATGGCAGTGAATTCATGGGGGGCGGTATTTTGTCGGGCGTAACCGGCAACCGCGCCGACTTTATCCCTATTGATGATCCGATCAAGGGACGGCAGGACGCTGACAGTGAAACCGTTCGCAAATCCACCCTTTCAGCATATCAAGAGGACGTGTTGACACGCCTGAAGCCCGGTGGCTCGGTAATGCTGACACAGACTCGATGGCACCAGGACGATCTTGCCGGTTCAATCCTTCCTGAAAAATGGGCAGGCGAAAGCGGAATGATCGAATGCCGTGATGGCAACACTTGGGACGTCATCTGCGTTCCGGCCAAATGCGACCGCCCTGACGATCCTCTTGGGCGGTCGGTCGGAGATTATATCTGGCCTGAATGGTTCCCTGAGGACCACTGGAAGCCTTTTGAAGCCATGCGACGCACGTGGTCGGCCCTGTATCAGCAAAGGCCGGTCCCCGACGACGGCAACTTGTTTCGCGCCAACTGGTGGCAATATCTGGACGTCGCCCCGCCTATCGAGTGGCGTTCGATCTATGCCGACACGGCTCAGAAAACCAAAGAGTCAAACGATTTTTCTGTTTTTCAATGCTGGGGTCGGTCGCGCGCAGGACAGGCTGTATTGCTGGACATGGCGCGCGGCAAATGGGAAGCGCCAGAATTGCTGGAACGCGCCCGTCAGTTCTGGGCAAAGCAGAACGCTGTGCAGGGACAAGGGGCGTTGAGGTCATTCAAGGTCGAAGACAAGGTAAGTGGCACTGGCCTTATTCAACAGTTGAAGCGTGAGGGCTTACCAGTCCTGCCGATCAAGCGCATCATCGACAAAATCACGCGGGCCTATGACGCAGCGCCGTTCATCGAAAGCGGTAACGTGATCTTGTTGCGAGGTGTGCCGCACCTGTCCGACATGATGACGGAAGCTGAAGCCTTTCCAAACGGCGCGCATGATGATACGCTTGATCCAATGATGGACGCCGTTTCTGATATTTTGCAGGGCTCAAATAATTCTTGGGAGGGAACGATATGAACATCATGGATGGCCTTCTCAATATCGTCGCCAATCTCGGAACCCCGCGCGACAAGGCTTCGAGTTCGACCTACAATCTGATTCAAATTGATGAAAGCCAAATGGTCGCGATGTATCGCAGCTCTGCGATTGCGCGCAAGATCGTTGACCTTCCAGCCGAGGACAGCCTACGCGAGTGGCGCGAGTGGCAGGCCACGGCGGACCAGATCACGGACATCGAAGCCGAGGAACAGCGACTCGGCTATCAGGCTGCCATGATCAAGTGCAGTAAGCGTGCCCGCCTGTTTGGTGGCGGTGTGATATTTATCGGCACCGGCGACGACAACCTTGAAGAACCGCTCAATCCCGAAAGTATCGGTTTGGGTGGCGTCAAGTATTTGACCGTGCTGAGTCGCCAGGACCTGACGGCTGGTGTTCTTGAAGCCGACCCGCGTTCCCCAATGTACGGCAAGCCGACATTCTATCACCTGAGCACTGTCACCGGTCTGCTGGTCATTCACCCGTCGCGTCTGGTCATTTTGACCGGCGACGAGCTTCCAGATGAGCGCTACTCGGGTGCCAATGCGGGATGGGGCGACCCGGTTCTTCAGGCGGTTTTGACGGACGTCCGTAACCTGGACGCTACGGTAGCCAACGTGGCCAGCCTCATCTTTGAAGCCAAGGTTGATGTGATTTCCATAAGTGGCTTCAACGACGGGCTGCGGACGGGAGGTCGAGAATACGAAGACATGGTTCTTAGACGCTCATCGATTACCGCGACGGGTAAAGGCATCAACGGCGCGCTGCTGATGGATGCTGAAGATAAATATGAACAGAAGACTGCCAGCTTTGCGACTCTGCCCGACCTTATCGATCGGTTCATGCAGATGGTCAGTGCGGCGGCGAAAATGCCAATGACCAAGATATTCGGCATGTCTCCGGGCGGGCTAAATGCCTCCGGCGACTCGGACACTAGAGGGTATTATGACCAGATCAAGGTTTTGCAGACGCTTGAGTATACCCCCGCGACGGCAATCCTGGATGAGTGCCTGATCCGTTCCGCCCTCGGCTCCCGCCCGCCCGAAATATACTACAACTGGCGACCGCTCTGGCAGCCCACAACCAAAGAGCGCGCCGAAACGGGTAAAATCCTTGCCGACACATTCAAAATTGTTTATGATATGAATGTCGTGCCTGAGGAAGCAATCGCTAAGTCGCTCGTGAATAGCCTGACAGAAAGCGGCCTTGCGCCCGGTCTGGAAAGCAGTGTGGCGGAGTTTTACACAGGGACAGAAAGAGGTGACACCGATGCCTAGACTGCCAAACACCGTGCTGCTTGCGGACAGCAACGGCGATGCCGCGTCGTCTATTTCCCCGGCAATGGTCTACGCACCGGTGACAAAAGCCAATAGCAATCTGGCAGGCGGTGCGTGCTATGCGCTTTTGGTCGGGACGGCAGGGACAGCGAACCTGATGCAGCCTGACGGCACCATCCGGGCAAACGTCCCGCTGCAGCCCGGATACAACCCCATCGGCTGTTTGCAGGTCAGGACCGGCGGCGACGCCGACAATATCTGGGCGCTTTACCCGTGAATTTCATCGACACAATGCCAGTAACTGGCCAGCTCAAAAGGACTGCCGATGGCGCTGTCGTCATTGCGCGCGTCGCCCGTGGCGGCAATGTGCAGGATTATCTTGGGACGGAAATGGGCTTTCCCGATCGGAAGATTGTCAGGGTTTATCGTCCCGTAGACCAAGTGTTTTCCAAAGACGCGATCAACAGCTACGCGCGCAAGCCAGTTGTGATTGGGCACCCTAAAGACGGCGTAACCCCGGACAACTGGAAGGACCTGGCTGTTGGCGAGATTGACCCTGTTGGCATTTTGCGTGATGGCGATCTTGTTACGGTCCCACTCGTGTTCCGCGATGGACCGGCGATAAAATTGTTCGAGTCACCGGATGGCCCGAAAGAGCTTTCGATGGGTTACTCTGCCGACATTGAATTTGTTGACGGAGTGTCGCCAAGCGGTGAACCGTATGATGCAGTCATGTCTAATTTCGACATGAACCACGTTGCCGTAGTGGATAAAGCGCGCGGCGGCAAAGAATTGCGTATCGGTGACGGTGCGCATGCGAGGTGGGGCGCTTCCCCATATAACGACCGAAAGGACGCAATCATGGCAGACGCCATTCAGACGCGGACAGTCCTGATTGATGGGCTTTCCGTCGTCACGACCGATGCAGGCGCGCAGGCGCTTGAAAAGCTGCAAAAGCAGATCGACGACTCCGCCACGGCTCAGGCCGCCGCACTGGTCGCATCCACGGCAGCTATCGCCGCCAAGGACGAGGAAATCGGCACGCTGAAGGCTGACGCCAAGAAGCTGGCCGACGCCGCGCTGACCCCTGAGAAAATGACCAAGATGGTCGCTGATCGGGTCGCGCTGGAAACCTTTGTCAAGGCTATCGCGCCAAAGGTTGACTGCGCCAACGTGGGCGATGCTGACCTGCGCAAGGCCGCGGTTGCCGACGCCTACGGCGACGAAATGGTGAAGGACGCCAGCGACGCCGAAATCACGGGCATGTTCAAGGCACTGGCCAAGGACATCAAGCCTGTTGACGCCTTTGCTGATGGCGTCAAGGGCGGCCTGAAAATTGTAACGAATGATGCGTGGGCGTCGTTCCTGCCGAAGGAGGCATAAGTCATGACAATTCTCACTGAAGGCACGCGCGGTTACGCGTTTC